TCTAGAAGAAAACCAATTTTTACACGATATTCCGTTATTGAAAGATCGTGAAAAACTTATTGAACAAGATGAAACTTGGAAGAAAATGTGTGTTGAATTGAATTGGGAATTTATTCCTACTGTTTAATTTATGGTCTTGGCATATTTGCTTCACTTATTTCCCTTTGCTCTATATACGCTAATGGATTAATTTCTTCTTCTGTTGTAAATCCTTTGCCGCCTTGTTGTCTTCTATTTCTTCTCATTTTTCTTGAAGACCTTCTATTTTTATTAGAAGTTCTTCTTTTTGATTTACGTTTTCCACCAAATGACCCACTTAAGTTGTTGGGTGTTCCGGAAATATCTGGAACATAATCATTTTCTTCAGACATTGTGCTAATTCTAGGTCGTTTAGTAGGTGTGCTATATATCTCTAAATCATTATCTGCCCTAATGGTTGCCATCATTTCTTGAGCTGTTTGTTTTTCGTTATAAAAAGGTGAACTTGTTGGTGGGTCTATAGCGTTTCTAAAAATCTCTACAGACATTCTAGGATTATGTTGAAATAAATATCCTATATCAGCTTCTGTAAACCCTAAATCTAGCAATGCTTGTCTATCATCTTCACCAAACCCACCTCTCATTTTTCTTGAAGACTTTCTATTTTTGTTATAAGTTCTTCTTCTAGTTTGTCTTCTATGTCTAGCCATAATATATTATATTGGTATTAAAATATATTATTCTATATTATTCTATATTAACCATTTAAAGCTTAATTAACATATTATGCTTAAAGACCACCAGGAAATCCGACTAAGTTGGCTCCAATACCAAATCCGGCACCCGACCTAGCAGTCACTCCCATCGAAGGAATATATGTATCCAATATGGCGAATGTAGCAGCAGCGGTCAAAGCAATTAAAGCAATTTCTTCAAGATTCAACGAACGTTTGGGAATGGCAAATGCAGCAATTGCAACCATCAAACCTTCAATCAAATACTTGATAACACGCTTAATTAGTTCAGTAATATCAAAGACACCCATCTTTATATAAAATAATAAGAAAAAAATAATAATTAATCAAATTAAAACTTAAAACGAAAGTTTCACTAAATGTATAATGAGTAAAACTAACGCTTCCAAAAAGTCCTTTGAAAGAAAGGAAAAGAAAGATGGATCTCCCAATGCTAAATATGTCGATTTATTGGAGGTCGATAAACCTATTGCTGGTCAAAACTTTGGATGTTTTTCATTTATTTCTCCAGAAAAGACCTTGAAGCAGCGGGAAATGTTTTTATTTGAAGAATTCCTAAAGCAATGGGAAATGAACAAATCAATGGAAAAATTCCATCAGTTCCTTAATTTTGTTTCCTTTAAGTATAAATTGCAGTTTGAAGAAGTTATTAAGGATTTTGAATCGTTTGTCAAAGAAGAGCGAGATACTATCGTTAATTCCTCTATTGAAGATGACTACAAGACTTTCTTGGACCGTGATGAGGAAGAACTTGAAAAGAAATTTAACCTAAAGTATAATTTCCAAACGTCTGTAAGAGGTTTTAAGGCAAGAGGTAACTTCTCTTCTCAAGAAGAGGCCGAGTTGCGCGCTAAACTTCTAAGAGAAACTGACCCTAATTTTGATGTTTTTGTCGGTCCCGTTGGCACTTGGCTTCCTTGGGAACCTGAAGCATACAAGACCGGTCGCGTTGAATATATGGAAGAAGAACTCAACCAACTCGCTCACGAAAAGAAGAAAAATGAGACTGTTGCTAAAACCGCATTTGAGCAACGTGTTAAGGAAACTAAACAGAAGGCCATCGATGAAAATAAAAAGAATGCTGAAAAACACGGTAATGTTCTTACTCAAGATATTGATGAAGAAGGCAATTTGGTCGGAGCCGGTAACAGCACAACTGAGAGTAATTTCGCTTCTAAAGAACCTGATACTATTTCTGTTGCTGATATCCGTTCTGAACTTTTCGATGGCGAAAATGTAGTTGTTGGTAAGACTGATTATGGTCAGTCTCAGTTGAAGTCTGGACCATTCTCTAAAACTGAATAATCAATATAAATATTTATAAAACTAGTTAAACATTGCTTGAATAATAATGTATACATCATAATGTCAAAATTTTTAAGATTAACAAATTTAATAATAAATATAAATTATATAAATACAATAGTTATAAAGCCAAACAAATATTGTATTAATATTATGAGTAACCATTTTGATGGGTTACATTGGACTGTTGCTGGATTTGGTATTGGTAATATTTCTTCAAATAATTATGCAATTGAAGTATGTGAAACTAAACATTCAAGTGATTACAAAATAGTTTCTGATTGGATTGATAAACATTAGTGGGGTTTCCTAAGAGAATTTACGTTAAATAAATAAAAAATAATAATACTTTTTATTTATCTATTATACATTATAAGGATTAGGGTCTGTTACGCTATTTGTTAATTCCAATATGTAAATTTCTTTATCTTTAAAATTATTGTTAAGAATGTTTATTAATACTTCTTTTTCTTTATCTCTTAAGTTGTTTGGTTCTACTTTACCAAACTTTTGTAAAACTAAACCATCCACAATAGCCCTTATTGATTTTTTGAATTTTTTCATAAAATAGTCTAGTTCTTCTAAAGTAGTATTTTCATAACCAGCTTCAACTATTGGTAAATTGCGTTTTAATAAACTTCTCAATTCTATAAATTTCAAATAATAATATAATTTTTCATTTAATATTGCTTCTATATTTGGACATCTAAACATTAATTCTGTTTGTAATTCAGTATTGTATAATTTGAATATTTTTGGATGTTCAAAATAAGATTTCACATTTTCTTTTGTTTCTCCGAAAACAACATCACATAATGCTGTATATCTACCTGAAGGACTAAAATATGCTATTTTAACTAAGTCCTTTCCAACTGTTTTTTCACTTGTGTTCGGTAACTCTAATGATATATTTATAATACCTTCTAAAAACCATTTTATTAGAAAAGATATATGTTCCGCTACATTTCTCATTTTCCAATCATTGTATACAATGCTATCACTATGAGTTAATTGTATATCTATATCCTCGCTTATATATTTGGAAGTATTTTGTATTTCTGATAACACAAATTGAACAGCTTTTCCTCCTTTAAAAATGAAATTATAATCTTGGTCGTTCATTGTATTTGAAATTATACCTAATAACAATAATATTATACATAATGCTGTATTTATATTAATAAAATCTATTTGCTGTTGTTGACTTTTTAATTCGAATTCTGGATTTTTCTTTGTATAATATGCTGGAAACATTCGTTCTATTATTTCACAAGTAGTCCAAGGATTTTCTTTGTATCCGCTTCTATAAGACACTTTAAGCGGATTGTCTTCAAATAATCGTGCTCTTATGCGGTCCCTTAATGCAAACAGGTCTATACCCTTATTTGTAAACAGAACTCTCCAAAATTTTGGAGCTACACCTATATTGTAACCTATATTTGGCACATTGATTGGAACTTTTAGTTTTACTATTGGTGCTACTTCTTCTACTATTGGTGCTACTGCTTCTACTATTGGTGCTTCTACTTGAGGTGCTACTTGAGGTGCTACTTGAGGTTCTACTTGAGGTGCTACTTGAGGTTCTACTTGAGGTGCTACTTGAGGTTCTACTTGAGGTGCTACTTCTTCTACTATTGGCACAGGTTCTTCTTTAGGAGCTACTTCTTCTACTGTTGGAGCTACTGCTTCTACTATTGGTGCTACTACCGTCACAGGTGATTCTGCTACTACTTGCACTTGTGGGGCTACTTCTATAGTTCTCATTATTTCATCGAATATTGGCTTATTTTCTTCTTTTAAATTATCTCTGGTCAAACCATATCGCGGATCTAAAAGTATTTTAATATTATCTATTTGTTTATTTTCAACAACATAATTAAATACATTATTTTTTGTATTGGATCTTCTGCTTTCAACGTTTAGGTTACCTCCATTTTTATAAAACAACGCTATTAATTCCTGTTTTATTTCTTTGTTAGTTATATTATCCATTATAACTGTTGGAATTGAAACAAAATCGACTACATTATTTAAACTTGGTTTCATTTTTTCATCTACAGGAATTAATGTATTTATTGATTCCTTATTATCCTTAAAAAAATTATTGAGGTTTCTTGTAAATTTTTTAATGTCATTATTACTTTTATTTTTCCAGTTAATCAATGGCAATAATGCGTTTCGAAATTGGCTTCTAAATTCTCTTTCAAGTCCTAGATCTTTGTCACCTCCTGACTGATTTCTTTTTGTTTTATTTTTATAATATTTTTTATAATATTTTTTAGATTGTCGTTTATATTTTTTTCTAGTTTGTTTTTTTCCAATTTTTTTTATATGTTTTGTTCTCATAATATAATTATATAAAATAAACTATAATTATATTATTTAAACAACTATTCTATATACATTAATTAAATAAATGTAATAATAAATTTAATTAATGGTTCTATAATAATAATCATTATTAAATATTATCTTATTTTTTATACTTCGTGACAATTTTGCCGCAGAAATATTTTCATCTTCTGCCGCCTTTGCTATAGTATCCCATATACATAAAACTTGCTCTGTATTACATTCTATTTTTTCAACCTTTTTACCTGTAGAAGATGTGCTTTTATGCTTGTGTTCATCTATTTTTAATGAAATACCATAATAACCTTCATTAGAGCCCTGATCAGACCAAACTGTAGATTTTAATACATAATCGCAATCATTCAAATATTCTTTAATATTTTTTAAATCCTGTGTATCTGTTAATTTATTCATATTTTGTTTCCATCGTTGATATTCTGAAAGCAATGTTGAATTTAATATTTTTCCTGATGGACTAAATTTACAAACTTGAAATAAAAAGGTTTCTACGTCATTATTTACGTAACGTTTTTTATATTCAGTTTGTTTTAATTTTAGACCAATATAACCATTAACAACTTGATTTTTATTTTGAGCTGAAAGTCTCGATGGTTTAAAGCGCGTATCTAAGTAAGTTTTAAACAAATGAAATGTTTCCTTTTTTGGTTTTATTTTATTCCAAATGCGATATGCGCCTTCCATATTAGTAGATGATTCTTCTACGTCTGAACGTACTATACACATTTTATCAATAAATTCATTAAAATTGTTAGTTTGTTCATCTTCTGGTAATAGAGGATTTTGATAAACAGTTTGGTTTTCTTTTTCAAACAATTTCAATTCAATATCTTGTTTAACTATTTTTTCGTTTAATTCATTTATTTCAATTGCTTGTTTCGTAATAGCTTCATTTTTGTCTACTATTTGTTCCTTTAACTCCTGATTTTCCTTCAATAACTCTTCATTTTTCTTTAATAAATTATTAAAATTATCTATGCTATATGTTTTTGAATGAATAATATCTTTAATATGTTTAGATAATTTGTCAATAGTAAAATTAGTATCATCATATGCAATAATCTCAGTTTTATTTTTTCCATTTATTTCTAGTGAACGTATTTGTCTTTTTATTTTTGGGTATGTTTTAATAAGATTTTCTATCTCTACTTTATTTTGAACACGAAACGCGTCAACTAAAATAAAATTATTATATTTTTTACGATGATCTAATATTCTTGTTGCTAGGTCGTTTGTATGTCCAAATTTAATTAGTTTCTCTCCAGATTCATTTGTATTATCAATTGTTCCAAAGTAGATACATTCTGTATTTAATGGAAATTGAATAATCGTGGCTTGTTCTACAGCTTTTTGTTTTTCTTTTTTTGAACTTTGTTTTATTTCCAAAATAATATTTTCTTTTTGCTCCAATTGAAGTCTTAATTCATCAGTTTCTTCTTCTACAATTTGATGTAAAACGTCTTCCATTTTCATATAATATTCGTGGATTTCTGATGCCTTTTTGGTTTGAGCTTTCAAACATAGTGATTTGAAACATTTTATTGTTAATAAAATTTTTTTAATGTTTTGTCCACCATTTTGTTTGTTCAATTTAAATTCTTCAAAACCCGCTGTTCCAAATTGATAAGCGGTTTTGTAATCTATATCGAGTTTAAAATGTTTTTCTAACACTCTTTCAGAATTTTGTTTAGTAGAAAATCCTAACCATTTCCATATATCATCTAAATCAACTACAAAATCTATATTTTTATCATAATTTAAGTAGCAATAAAAACTACTTACAAATAATTGTTGTTCAAAACCAGTAAAATTATCCTTAATTTTATTTATTAATTTGTTATTATAAGCCTTTGACAGTTTAGAGATCGGATTTTTCTCTATGAATTCTACAATATTTAGTTCTTGCATCTTATTATAAATAGTATAGTAGGATACTCTTTAAGTAGTTATAACCGTTTATATATTTTGAAAGCGGTTTTATAATAAGCGGTTCTACCATTTGCTCTTTTTAACTGCTATTTTTGGTCCCTGACCACGTTTCTTCACGTTATTAGGGTCGTATTGCTCCTCATCGTCGTCATCATTTATTTGTTTTGATAATTCCCAGAACTCTTTTGAACCTAATCTGAAATCATTATGTGAATCCGCTTTATACCAAAATACCTGGTCCTGTAATTTGTTTGACTTTGAGTTGTTATTTATCACTAGACACTCATAATTTTCAGTGCATTGGTCCATCACCTGACAAAATGATTCAAATGTCGGAAACATACCCGCATAATTTTCATAAATACGCTTTCTATTTGCG